ATTTGAAATCGGAGAAATATTTTTGAAACTCAGATATTGCTCAATTCGTCCATATATCGTTTCCGCGCTATCATTTTTTAGATAATTATTCGCCGTATCCAGCGTGTAACCGGCTGGCGCGCTATTGGTCGTGTACTCCAGTGTCAGCCGGTTGTTTCCGTTCCCCGCGCCGAATGGATAAATCCGCGTGAGCAAATCGTAACTTTCGCTCGTTTGTTCCAGCGATGTAATCACACACAATTCCGCCGCCGTTTCATCGGTTGTCGTCTGCACTGCGCGGATACCGCTATCCGGATTGTTAGACGCGAATGTTACCATCCGCCCGCCCCCCGCGTCCACGAAAAAGTGCATACCACCGCTCACTTGTTTACAGATTTTCCCCAGTGCCGCCAGTACACTCTCCCCGGCAAATTTTGCGTAAATCGTATCCCATGCCGTCGGATACGATGTCCAGCCACCCGGCGCACACGCCATAATCGAACTGACCGCGCTGGCAAACGTCACATTATCGAGTTCCAGAAAACCAACGCTGCGCGTCGCCAGTTCCAATAGCAACTCGCCGCCACTCACGGTAATCATCGTTGGCTCGGATGTCGCGTCCACCGAGATTGAATCAATAATACCCGCGCCGAGTTGCATTACCGCGCCGTTTAGCACCGTGTAACAGCGCACCACCCGCCGCGCCTGCAGGTATTGCGCCATCTCATCCCCGGCGGGCATTCGGAACGAAAACTCCCCCGCTTTGTCCATCCGCCGCGTTTGCCGCCATTCGACCGCCGTCGTTATCGGACCCGCGCCGAGTTTATTCCCGCTGCTATCCTCGATATTGATATAGAAATTCATCACGCTCCCTGATTATCTGTATGTATCGTACCACTGCGCAATCATCTCAATTTCCGCGCCGCTCAGCGTCACCGACAGCGTATTGTCCCCCGGCTCCAGCGGCAGCCAATCAGCCGTTGTGTTGCTGCCGAACGTCACATTGGCATAATCATTTGCGCCGTTTTTGCGCACCGTATGACCGCCGCAGTCAATCACCAGCTCATCGCCAGCCGCACTGGCAGAAACCGTCAGCGCAAACCCGTTCATCGACAGCGTCACCGTCGCCGCGCCGGTGGCAATTACTCGCACCACCAGATTTTTGCACGTCACGTCGCCGTTGTTTGCCAGCGTCAGCGACCCGCTCGCCGGCAGCGTTTCGTTTGCAATTCTGCGTACCTCGCCGCGCCACGCCCGACCGATTGCCGCAAAATTGAGCGTCACATCAGTGTGGTTAACGTCCTCATAGCCGCGCGTGCTCGCCAATTCCATACAACGCGCATCAATACCGCGCTGGATACGCGCCTCATCTAGCGGCACACCGGCGTTGTAAATCGCCGCAATCTCCGCGGCAGAGAGCACCTCTTTTGCAATCATCAATCCGCATATCTCGCCGCTGGCGCGCTCCCCGCCGGCTTCGTCTGCGAAAATCGCCAGCGGATTACTGCCAACCGCAGCGCCGGTATATGACCACGTGCTACCTGATAGTGCGCCATTAACATAAAATGCCGCCGTGCCATTGTCCCACGTCAGCGCCACGTGTTGCCAATTCCCAACATCCACCGTGCCGCGTATTTCCGCCTTGTTTCCTACCCGCGACTTGAATGACGAACCGTCGCCAATGCGGATGAAAAAATAATTTGAGCCATCATAATGCCTGACAATATATCTAACCGTTGTGTCAATAAACGACGGCTTAATCCACGCCGCAATTGTGCCAGCGTCAGCGTTCAACACATCGCTAGAATATTCCAGACGCGAGGCAGCCACCACGCTAGTGCTGCCAGCCGCGCCAGATACGCCGGGCATTCCGTAATAACGGAATGGCAGTTTGTATGTTGTGTTTGTGAGCTGAATGGCATCAAGGTACACTGTATATGTCGCATTGTTGGCATATCCAATATACAGCCGCGCGTAGTCAAACGTTTTTGCGCCATCAATTGCTACTGTTGAAGTTGCTGTCAGCCACGTATTTTGTGTGGCATTCAACACGTTAATCGCCGGCGCATCGTCAAACGTTGTATCCGTGTAATAGACACGTAACAGAAATTGAATAGTGTTTGATTGCGCTGTGACATAGTATCGCGCGCTGAATGTGACCGAACCGGTCAACGCCGTGCCGCTCGCAAAATTTCCATATATTCCAGAATACCCTGTCCCATCAGCCGAGATTTTGCAGCTATAGCCGCTGTATAGTGATTGCTCGCTCGACCACGCGAATTTTGTGTTACCACCGAACCCCGTCCATCCGGCTGTACCATTCGCAAATACCGGATTGGTAACGTAATTCGTAAACCCTCCAGCCACCGACACCGCACCACCGCTGAATTTTCCGTCATCTGGAAACCCGACCACACTGCCGCTTTCCCGCGTCGGCTCCGTGCCATCATTCGCCGTCAAATTTGCCCGCACACCATTGGCATTAAACGGCAAATAAAACGCCGCGCCCAATGGCACATCGCTCGACACCCGCCGCCCGCGCCACAAAAAGCCGCGCTTGCCCACCAGCGCGCGCAGCGCGTCCACTGTCGCCGCCGTTTTCACGCGAATTTTTTTTGCCAGCGAAAACGGGCGAATATCCACCACATCATTTCCATGCGCGTCATATCCACCGCCGCCGGGCAAATCTATCACCGACCCCGCCACCGAGCCTGTATGCAAATCATCGCTCGCCGCCGTACCGGGCAGCGTCAAATCACGGAACGCAACCAGCCAATCCATTTATGCCTCACCGCCAAAAATCACATTGAATGGCGTATCGCCACCATCGGAAAACGCCTCAGCCACATCGCCGGCAGCCGCCAGCAATGCCGACGCCGCCGCATCCAATCGTGCTTGCGTAGCGTCAATCGTCGCGTTGTCGCCACCGGCAGTCGCTTCCGTCAGCGCCGCCTGCGCTGCGCCATACGCCTGTACAAACGGAACCAGCCCGAATAACGCCGAAAATGCCGCCATCGGCGTCCCGATCCAGTATTTAAAACTCCCCCACATCCCGGCAATGGCGCTGACCTGCGCCTTCGTCGCGCCATCTGCCACCACCACATCATCCGCCATCGGCGCAATCACCTCATCCAGCCGCGCCCCGCGCCAGATGTTGCTCGGCTCCGCCGTCGCATTGATTAAATCCCGTGCTTGCCCCAGTAACTTCCGATTCAGTTCCACCCACGTTTTAATATTATTCGCCATTCATCACCTCCATACATCACGTTTCACGCATCACGATTCACGCCAGTCCCGCCGCGCGCAATGCGCTCATCACCCCGCGTTGCGCCTCGCCTGCATTCGTTGCGTTAATCGTAATGTTCACTGTGTTCCCAAACTGCCCGCCTTTGTGCGTCGGTATAACCGTTTCGCCGCCGTGTGCCATAATCAACTGCGGACTGCCGACCGGACCCGGCACCACACCGCCGGTGTCCATGCCCGGAATATTTACCCCCAGTGCTCCCAGCCCACCGGCAATGCCGCCCAGCAAATTGAATTTCCCGCTCGACAAAATATCGCCGATTTTCGTCAACTGGTCCCACAACCCGCGCGCCGCGTCAACCGCCGCCCGAATCTGCTCAACAATCCACGCCATTCCCTGAAACGCCAGCCCGACTGCCTGCACCGCAATCACCACTGCGTTGAGTGTTTTTTCTAGCCCCACGAGCAGCCCATCCATCGCGGAGAAATCGCCCTGCGAAATCCCCAACGCCTCGCTGATGCGCTTCAGCGCGTCTCGCACCATCAACATTGCCGGCGCGAGTGTCTCGTCCCATTTTTTGCTGAATTCGTCAATAATCGGTTTTGCGCGTTTGACGAACTCATCCAACCACGCACTAGCACGTTTTACAAAATCAGCAATTGCCGGCCCGCCCGTCCCGGTGAACCAATCGCCGAATTTCTCCATCGCCGGCAACAGTGCCGTCGTAATATTCTCAACCGCCGGAGATAACGCCTCGCCGAGTTGCACCAACATCGCCGCACCGCCGGCTTTGATTTTGTCGAAACTACGCTGAATGCCGCTATCCATCTGCGCATATGCCGTGTCAGTTGCCCCGGCGCTTTCCTGCATCGCCTGCAAATTCGCGTTAAACGTCTCCGCATTTGCGCCGGTCAGCGCCAGCGCCGCGTTGCCTGCTTCCACCGAGCCAAACATATCTTGCAATGATACGCCGTTTTTATCTGCCGCCTGCTGCATAATCTCAAGCGCACCCTGCACGTTGCCGCCCTGCGCGATGAAATCTGCGAACCCAACCCCCGCAGTCTCTTTGAATGCCTCACTGGTTTTTGAGCCGCTCTTGCTCAACTCCACCAGCAATTGCCGCATCTGTGTAGTCGCAACATTTGTCGGTGTGCCCTGTGCAGTCATTGTCGCCATCGCAGCCGTTACATCCCCAAACTGCACGCCCAACGCGCTTGCTGTCGGAATCACATTAAACAAATTGCGCCCCAATTCATCGAATGTTGTTTTGCCCCGTTTCACCGCCGTGAACATCAAATCACTGGCTTCGGTTGCTCCAACAACATCCGAGCCATACGAATTTACCACGGTCGTAATGCCATCAATCGCCGTGGTTAAATCTGTCACCCCCCCAACAGCCGCCTTTTGTGCCGTCTCCAGAAAATCAAACACATTATCCTGCGGAACACCTGCGGAGATTGCCTGATACAATGCTGGGACGGTCTCATCCGGCAGCGCCCCGAAATCCTTGCTGAATTTCAGCACATCCGCGCTCATCGCGTCCATTGCGTTCTGTGACATCCCCGGCAGCAGCGTGAATACCTCGTTCATCGAATTTTGAAAATCGACGAATGATTTTGTTCCCGCCGCCCCCAGTCCAACAATCGACGCCCCGGCGATGGCCGTACCGGCAACAGCAGCACCGCCGATTGCCTTCATCGCGGTGCTGCCAAACCCCTGCAGCGCCTTACTTGCCTTTCCGAGTGATTTTTTTAGCCCGGCTGTGTTGCCGGTTATGTCAATGACTAGATTACCGATTGTTGCCATTATTCTCTCTCGTCACGTCCGCCGAGTGCCGCATTCAATATCTCTGCGATTCTCAATAGGCGATTGGTATCCGCGCCTTTTTCGCGCTTAAATGTCGGCATAAATTCGCGCGGCTCAAACGGTTGTGGTTTGCGTTTTGCATCGCGTGCTGTGTTGGCTACTGTACTCGCTACAATCGCGCTGCGTATATCCGCCCGCGTATCACCAAATGGCTCCAGATTATAGTACGCCATCCATTCCGTCAATTCTGCTGCACCAATTCGCGCTAACAATTCATTGACGGTCATCCCCAACGCGAGCGCCAGTGTAAAATAAAATTTGCGCTGGGGATGCCCTAAAAATTTTCCTCGGCGGCTTGCACATCACCAGTACCCATACCGGATAGCCGCATTGCCGCCCAGAATACCCGATCCAATGCAATCGCCGACAGCTTTCCGAGCTTCACAACGTCCGCGTCGGAGAACAAACGTTTGCCACCGGCATCAACGCACGTTGCCGCAACCATACGCCCACGCATGTTCGTAAAATCCTCGTTTTCACCGGCGACACTGGCTTCAGTTCTGTCTCGTTCTGCGCCGCTCAACTCACGCACGCGCACCGTGCCGCCCCACTCCGGAACGTCAACGTCTTCGGTTTTGAGATTGATATGTGATAAAATTGCGCTTTTGTCGAGTAACATTATGCAATCACCGGTTCTCCACTCACCTTGATTGTCACATCCGCGCTCAATTTGTCATCCAGCGGCGCTTTGACCTCGAATTTTGTCAAAATGCCATCCATCGTCCACGTGGTCGGCGTGGGGTCCGGGAACGTCACAATCCAGCTCGCAATCGTGCTGTCATCCCACAAATCCTGCAGTAGTCCGGTGCTTTTTGCGTGTGACGCCAAAACCGGGTCGAAAACAATATCGAATGAAATTTCACCAGCGTCTTTCAAGCCTTTTATGTATTCGCGCCAATCATTCGTACTGTCGCGGCTGGTTGTTTCAATCGTATCCCGGCTCAATCCCGGACCCGAAATGTCCACAATTTGCCCGACGGAAATCGCGCTTCCTGCGCCACTACCATCGATATCGACTTGCAATGTTACATCACCACCTGCGTGTTTAGCCATTTTTCACCTCATTCACTAAATTGATAATCTATCGACACCCGGAAAATCTCCAGTGTGTCATCATAAAAATCTGTTTTTCCTAGTTCGTAATCCGTTGATAACGCCGCCTCAACCGCCGCCGCCAACGACTTTACCCCAGCATAGTTATCAGCATAGCAATCAATTTGCATGCGCACAAAATTCAGTCCATTCCCAGTGCGTGTCATCACCGGTCGCGTGCTGATACGCTGGTATGTAATTGCCGGATACGTTGGATTTTGCGGCAATACCAGCGGATATATGCGAGTACCAACCAGTGCGGATACGCCCGCATCATTTTTCAGCGTGCTATATAACGTCTGCTCTGTACTCATAATTTCATCACTCGCTTAACGTACGATACAATCGCATCCTGCGCCGTGTTTTTTGTTTCATCAAATGCCTGTCTCAAAAACGGGCGTGCTTCCTGTTTTATTGTTCCGTATTCCTGCCACCACGCCAGATTTGATGAATGCGTTTTGTCCGGTATCGTACCGCCAATCACAATCAAAACTCCTCTATCGTCATCAAACGCGGTTTTCATCGATAGATGCTCACGTAGATACCCGGTTCGCACTGGGGCCTTTGATTGTGCGGCACTCAATATTACACGCCCTCCGGCGTTCAATGCGTTTTCGAGTTCATCACGCGAATGTTTTGCTATTTTTTTAATCGCACGCTGTAATTCCCGGTTACCGGTCACCGTGAGCTTGATGTCTTTTCCCATTATTCTGCCACCGTACAGCGCAATAGCAACTCGCGATCAACACCCCACCGGTTCAATACGGCACGGATATTGTATACTGTTCCACCGTCATCCGTCAGCCGCATTTTTGGTGTCACATCGCTCCGGTAACGCATCCGAATCTGTACCTCATTTTCCGCAAAGCGCACATCACCGCCGCTGGCAAACTTTTCACGCCCGGTGATTGGTTCAATCGCCGCCCACACTGTCGCCAATGTTGACCACGTCTCAGTAACGCCGCCATAACTATCTTGCGTCTCGGTCACCTGTTCTATTGTCACTCGATGTCGCAATTGTCCGGCACGCATTACCACACTCTGTCCAATCCGATGAGCGAACTCACCGCCAACGGCATTTCCTTCGGTATCGCTCCAGTAACCGCAATCGCTTCTCTGTTCTCGTACCAATGTCCGGCAAGCAGCAAAATAGCTTGTTTGAAATGAGCCGGGACATCAGCGGCAGCGCCATATCCGGCCACAAATGTCACCTGTACCGGGTTCGTATTCGCCAGCGACGTACTGGGCCAGCTCTGTCCGTATTTCAGCACAATGCGACCCGGCTCACTGTCGGTATCTACCGTGTATGTTGAGCTGGCAATGGTGCTGGTGCTGTCGTTAATGTCAGTGTATTGTATGCTCGTCACGGATTGAAGCGGTGGCTTTGGCAGCACAATTTCTCCGCTCGCCGGGAACTCGTCAATGCTCGCGCGCCACGTCTGTGTTACCAGCGCACGCCGAATAGCACGCTCAATATATTGCCGCGCTGACGTTATGAGCGATGAGATTAGCGTGTCATCGTCAGTTATATCCACGCGCAAATGCGCTTTCGCTTCTGCCAGCGTTACCGGTTCAACAGCCGGAGCAGTAACAAGTTTCGTTATCATCGTTTTTCCCGTTTTTGCGCCTGTTTCCCTGTTGCTCTTTTGCGTTTCGCGGCGGGTGGCTCCCCGACCGGCTCGACCAGCCCGCATTTGAGCCAATCGACACCGGCGGGGAGGGAGAATTCATCGCCATCGCTGTAGTGATGAATTCTCCCGTTCAGCCGTGCCACGAACGCGCGTTTTGCTCGCACGTTCATTCAATCCTCCTAGACTGCCTGCTGGCCGTAGCCGACTGCGCCAGCCTGCAACACACCATACACAGTGCGGAAACTATATTTTAGTACGGTCATTCCGTCAACGCTATACGGATCACGGATGAGCCGCAATCGCGGCTCCTGCCGGTATCCAACGTGGTACCAGTTGCCGAAATAAACGCTCTTGGCTGTGCTGGCAATGGCGGCCGCCTGGTTGCTGTACAGCACCGGATAACCGAGGACTTCGCGGGAGAATGAACCGCCCGGAGTTTCGGCGTACAATCGGGAGTTGCCGGTAATACTGGCAATGGTACCGAAGGTCGTGGGACGCATAACCCAAGCCACACTGCCGTTGTCATCCAGATAATAGCCGAGCGTGTCATTAAAAACCACGTCCTCAGGTTCACCGGCAGCAATGGCAGTGGCGCTGGCAAACGTTTTCAGCAACGTGCCATTAGAACCAACCTCCGTGAGTAGCAGGCTGTTATGCAGCGTTGCCATCGCGCGCCCGATATAGTCGGCGATAAAATTCATCAGCGCGGCATCCTCATCGTCTAACAATTCTTCGGTTAATTCCAATTTTTTAGTATATTTTACCAGCGTAAACGCCTTTTGGTTGATTGTTCCAGCGTCGCGGTCGTAGTTGTTGGTATGTGCATCGTTCTGTTCACTGGTTGCCACAAACGCATTTGCGTCAGCGCCTTCAACCGGGAAATTTACGGTAGTCCCGGTGCCGGGAACTTCACGCACGCCGAGCTGTGTCGCTAACAAGCTCTCTTGCAGCCGTGACGCAATCATATTCACGAATCCAGTCGGCACCGCGTTCCCGCCGTCGGCGGCTGTGGTAATATTCCAGCTCGTATCATTCGACGCGCGCAATTCGCTCCATCGCGGCAGCGGAATTTCAATCGCGCCGTCAGCCCCGCGCAGGTGTTTCACGCCGCCAATGTCGCCGGTGCGAGCGTAGTGCGCAAACGCGCGCGCTGCGGTATCGCCCAATCCGGTTTTGTTGAACGCGGACGCGCTTCCGGTTAAGAACGGTTGTTCGCGTTTCGCGACGGGTTCTGTGGCGGGTTGCTCAAGTTCACGTTCCTCTGCCGCTAATTTCTCCATCCGCGTAATGCGTGTCTTCAACGCCTCGGCTTCGGCGAATTTGGTATCATAATCGTGTTGCTCGGCTTCCGTCAAATCGCGATCCTCCGCTTCGGCAGTGTCCACCAATTGCCGCGCTTCTGCCAGCAGTGCCAATAGTTTTTTTCGTAATTTATCCATTTTTACATCTCCATTTCAAAAAGCTTCAGTTTATTTTTCAACAGTTTTGCCCACCGCCTGACGGGTCTCTCATCACCAGCGTCACCAGTCGCCCGGCTGGCAGCCGCTGTTAATTGCTCGCATTTTGCCCGCGCTTTCGCAGACGTTTCCTGATACGCCGGGAATGTCACCGGCGACACTTCAAATAACCGCACCTTTTTCAGCGTTCGGTAATTAATGCCGCCTTCAGTGTGCCATTCATCGTCAACCACCTGGAAACCGAAACTCATTTGATTGACGTCACCGCGCCGTATCAACTCGATTAAATCG